ACTTGTTGAATAGTAACTGTGTTGCTGTTACCAATTTGCTCAATGTAGACCTTGTTGGGTCCTGTTGCAGCCTGCGCCCATGCTGTGCTGGTTGCCATCATTGCCACTGTCAGCAAGCAAACGTTTGTTATACTTCTATTCATTTTAAAACCTAAACAGATTATTCTTCTCTGCCTAGCTCCTTGGGATTTATCCCGTTAATTAACTCTCTATGATCTTGCCAGAGAGTGTAAGTTTTTCCAAGACCTACATACTGTACAAGCAAGATCTATGCACGGTTTTTCTTAAACTTATTGTGCAGTCGCGCCTCCCTTGACCTCTTCAACTGCTGGAACTACTACAGTTGGGTTAGCTGGCTTATCTTCTTTAAAACTCCAGTGTCCTTTACGAGCACCTTCGTGAATTGTGTTTACTACAGCGGCTTGAACAGCTAAATTTACCGCCTTATTGATACTTTCGTTAATGCTGGCGCCTGTTTCAGCTTCTACACTTTGTGTACCGCTGTCAACAAATTTTAATACGCCAAACTTGTCCATATAGCTTAATACTGTTTTAGTGACTGTTACGCTGGTTAACACTTCGCCTGTGCTTACGCTGACTGTACGTAGGTTAACTGTAACTGTGTCGCTTTGATACTGAGTAGTTGCACCAATGCCAAACAAACGAACACCAGATCCGCCTGTTAGTGTATTGCTGTCATAACCAATAATGCCGCCCTCAACAATGACGCCAGCAAACATCATAGGGTTCAATGGCTTTGCATCTTTGCCCTGATATTGCTCACGTGCTTGACGAATCATTTGACGCTCTTTGATCAAGTTGTCTAGACCCACACGCTCTAGCACTGTAAACCAACGGGCTTGACCAACGTCTTGTAAGGCCTTGATCAAGTAGCTTTCGGCACCTTGTGTAACTGCACTTGATAAGCTGGCAATGTTAGGAATACTCTTACGCTGACCAGTCTTGTCTTGGAATCCATAAACAGCAACTGGAATTGGACCTGTTGAAGGTGGTAGTAACTTGTCTGATTGATTTTTTAAAAATGCATTTTGCTCAACTACTGGCTCATCAAATTGTTTGCCAGTGGCTTTTTCACGTATAGCAGAACCTGTGGCACAACCTGACAGTAGAATTACTGCTGATATTGCTAAGGATAATGTTGTTTTTTTCATGTTTATTTCCTTAGATGTTAAATGCCGCATAAGGCATTACTAATTCTGTATAGTTGTTAGGATTTGCAATTTCTGAAATTCTAACAATGATATTTGTACCTTGGATTCTCCAAGTAATATTTTGACCGCCAATGTCAATATCGCCACATGGGCCACCACTTGATGTTGGAGTACATGTTGGTGCATTTGGACTAGAACCAAATAGACTATCGCTAATGCGTTTGGCTAACTCACTATAAATGCGAGTTTCCATACTGGCTTTAAAACGTGCTTGCGGCGTATTTGCGGCCTCACGTTCAGCGGCAGCTTTTAATGCTTCTGCTGCCTGTCTGTTTTTGTCTTTTTGTTGATCTTCTAACTGTTTTAAAGTTAGAACATGTGACGAATAGCCCACACCACTAAAGGCTGGACTATTGAAATTGTGTTGTAATTCAGCGGCATTCGGGGCTCCACTTAATACCACTGCTAAGGCTAAAGTTATCTTTTTCATATTACTAAAGTAGAGACCAAATTCTCTACTTTAGTATTTAAAAGTTCTTTAAAAATTAAAAAAGTGCTACTTAATGTTATTTTAGCTGGCGAGTAGTGCTAGTAGTAGTCATAGCAGGCTTGTCTTTGGGCGCAATCTTCTTAGGCTTTGGAGCCGCTACTGGCTCTTCTGCTTCGTCTGGCACATCAACTTCTTTGGCACCATTCTTAAGAATCTTAAATGTAAAGTTGCCTTTACCCTGTGTGCTCATGTAAGCCTTACTAGCATCAAGTAAAACGCCTGTAACGGTTTCACTTGGGTATACAGCATTAAAGCTATCAATGCTGATTGTATCCTTGGTTTCGGAACAATTTGTGTACATCTGCACCAATGCAGAGTGGTTTAGAATGTCAGAAGCCGCTTTACCAAAATTGGTATTTTCATTTACATAGTCAGCAACTTTATAAGCAATAGCACTGATCATGTGTTCCATAGGAATAATAACACGCATGTCACGTGCCTTGCGGCCGTTGTACAATGCTTCTAGTGTAGAGTGTCCTGCCCAATCAATTTGATCATCGGGACCGTACTTCTTTAATGTCATTGCAAATGTAGCGTCATCAGCAGTGATCATTTTGTAGTCTACTGCTAACTTTAGCGGTGCACCAAAGTGACCTTTAGCGTCAATATCTTTTAAGATTTCAACAACTACTTTGTGCTTTTCAAGTAAGATTTGTCCTTTAGGAGCAACCTTTAATTCGTTAATACTCTTTAACAAGTTAACAACGGAAGCACTTGCACCAGACGCACCTTTACTTGATAACTTAATTTGTTTGCCTTCGGGACTGACCAGCAAGCTGTCGTACAATCCGCCACTTACTGCGGCATTGAAACTAACAGTACAGCCTTTGTATCCACCACTACCAAAGAAGATATCAGCGGCTTCGCCTGCATTACCTTTAATAGGCTTTTCCATTAACAAGGCCATTGGCTGTAGCATTTCGCAGAAGTAATCGCGGAACGCAGTCATGTTAATGTTGCCCTTGGGGAACGTAATAGGAAACTTATTAGCAGTCAAGAACGCATTTAGCGCAACAACTTCGTCACTGCCTTGTCCAAATTTAGTGATAATTTGTTTAGCAATGGTATCTACTGTGTTGTCTTTGAACTGTGTCAAGATCTCACTTGGCTTGTAGCCTGTGTTTTCTTTTTGTCCCAACTTGCTTTGGTACTTAAAGCCACCTGGAATATCTGTATGTTGCCAATCGTTTTGAATACGGTTAGCACTGATTGTTTTGTAATAGCGACCTAGGTAATAGGCCTTTTTGTCAGCATCTGTAAATGTAGCAATGGCAAATGCCAAGGTACCTGCATTTTGCTTATTGGTCCAATGAATATTTTTACCAGCTTTTTGAGCATCAATTTCTACTTGCATTTCTTCAGCACTGGCAAACTGACCACGCTCGGGGAAAAAGTCTAGGCTTTGAAATGTGATAACATCACCTTGTGGATTTTTAAATTGCTCACCAGGTAGTCGAGCAGCCAAACCGCGGCCCTCGATTAGTACTTCAATTCTAGTTTCAAATATATGACGTAATAACATTTTAAATTTCAACCCCTTCGCGGCCCAATGTTTCTCTAGCATCGGCTAATAACTCTTCACGCTGGGGATTATTTTCCAGTGCTTTAAGTACAGCTTCAACACTGGTCAGACTAGTACGATCAAATCCTGGACCAAACAACAATTCAGATACATGATCTGGATTGTCTCCATTGTCTACTAATTTTTTAGTGGCACGATCAATGAGACCGGTTGTTGGATTCCAAGTATAGCCTTTTACTTTAGCAATGCTACTTAGCAAAATTTGTTTATGGGCGCCACGGAACTTACTGTGTGGGTCTGCTGCCATAGCAAACTTTGCAAAGTCTAAGTTGGGCACAAACATAAAGTCAGTTTGTACATAACCACGCTCAGGACTGCCACCAATAGGTGCTTTGAAGTGTACGCTAATACCAGACTTTCTGATAAAGGCCTTGGAATCTTCACCGTGTTGACTGCACCATTGACTTAGTTTGTTGACCAATTCTTCTTTGGTGATACCAGGCGGAATACCAATATCCAAGTCTCCGCTTGTGGGAGTCTTGCCAGTTGTACCTAGTGCATGTTCAAAATGCGGGATACCAGTGATCTTTTCCAAGAAGCGAATAGTTGGTTCTACATCAGCTTGATTGATACGCTGTGTTAGTTCCTTACCTTCTGCATCTTTGAATACATTGCCACCCTCTAGAATAATATCCTTGGCTCCATGATACATTTCTACCACGGTATTTGTTTCTGTATTGACGCGGGCCCAGCGGCCATTCACCTGTTGCAGGGATTCATATACAGTTACACGTGGAGTGATGTCAGACAAAAACATTATTCAGCCTTGGGAGCTTTCTTGGCACGTGGCTTCTTTTCAGCGGCTGGTTTCTTTTCAGCGGCTGGCTTTTTGGCACGTGGCTTCTTTTCAGCAACAACTGGAACTGTAGCGTCTGCAACTGGTACAACTTCAACTGCGCCTGCGCCTTCAACTGGCAACATTAATCCTGCAACTGGAATTGCTACTGTTGCTGGCGGCTCGCCTACGGCAATAACCCCTTGCTGTGTAACTTCAACCTTGTATGGTGCTTCTGGGGCTGGTGTGCTACCAAAACCAAACAGCTTCTTTAAAAATGATAACATTTCTTTTCCTTTAATTGTAGTTGTAGGGTCTTCTACAACCGTGTATTATATTTAGTTTTTTGGCTAGACTTGAGCTAGTTCAAAATATACCGTTATCGCATGGCAACTTGCATGTAATCAGCAAAGTTATCCTTGCGCTGTTCTAATCCTCGCATGCC